ATTGATAATTGTAAATATCATTATGCTGTCAAATATGGTGAAAACAGTATTGAGGAAGTTGAAGAAGTTAGATGGGCATTTGGAGAAAAAGCTGAAAAACAAACAGAAAAGATTAATATTCCAGTTGATTTTGATGATTTATTTGCTCCAGTAGAAGAAGTAAAACCAAAAGTTGCAAGAGAAGAAATTGCTTGGATGAACAGATTTCCAATTACTAAGAGCAAAAAACGAATTAAGCCAGTTGCAACTAACGCAAAGCGAATCAACAATACTCAAAAAATGGGGACGATTGATATGAATTCAATTGGATTAGATAAAGAAAAGCCCAAGAAGAAGGAATATGTAGCAAAAATATTTGGTGCTGAGAATTTTGTGATTATGTCACAACCAAAGCTAGATGAGAGATTAATGCCACTTGAAGGACAATACAAAACTCCACCTAAAAAAGCTGATCCTAAGTCGAGTTTATATCTAATGGAGTTGGAAAAAGAAATGTTGGCAGTAGCTAATTAATCAAATAATAATATGACAAAAACACGAACCTTTATTGAGGTTAATAGTGAGGGCGGAAAACCCTCACTATAGGTAAATGTTCTGTATCAATATCAAAGATTTACTTCTGCGATTACTGATTTTTTCCTTTTTATACTCCTCCAGAGTGGTTTATTCTAAGGTTGCCCTTCAGCAAGGCAACCTAGAAGACACTTTTTATTTAGGGAAATAGTGAAGAAAAATATAAGTAAATCATAAAAATAGCACAATTATAAACAGAAAGAAGGGGCACAAAGATGAACGATTGGAACGAGTCAGTTAAAGAGCGATTAATACACATTGCTGAAAATCACGGAATCAGATACAACCATATTGCTAAAACCACAAAAATTCCTGCTCAAACATTATCGAGCTGGAAACACGGCAGATTTAATTTTAAGGAAGACAAGCTAAAACGATTAGAAGAATTTATTGAAACTTATAGCAACTAGCAGTTCAGACAGAGAGAGTAGAATAAAACTTGAGGGGTTAATGAAAAATGGAAAACAATAATGTAATAATCACAGATGAAAGAATTGCTGAAATCAAAGCTGATTTTTTGGAGAATTTATGGGAAGTTAGATTAATAAGTGCACCTAAAGGACAAAAGTTGAGATATAACAAATATGTAGATCATCGTTTACATTGCACTAATGAAATTTTTGGGTATTTTGTTCAGGGACTATATAGCTCAATGAAGCAAAGAAACAAAATAATTGATCGTGAAGATGTGTTTCAAGAAGCAGCTCTTGCTTGTCAATTAGCAATGATGAAATTTAAAGCAAAAGGAAAAGATGATTGGAATTGGGAGCTATTTGCTTCAGGAGATAAAGACCATATGAGTTACTTATTTGGATATTTGAAAAAAGCAGTTACCACTCAAACAATGGATTTTGAAGATGAAATGAATAACACAACTAAACAAAATAGATATGAAGGCGAAAAAGGTGAAGAAGTATCTGTATCAACTTACACTTCTATGATTATTTCATCTTATGACAAAGAAATGGATACTGAAGATGGAATGATGTCGTTGATGATGTTATTAAGCGAAGAAGAAGGTTTATATTATCAGCATCAGAACAATGAGCCTTCACATTTTTTAGAATGGTATAGAGAAAATCGTGAGCGATTATTAACTTCTGGACAATTGAAGTTTATGGATCAATTAGAAAAATGTTGGCACAAACGAGGAACAGGTGGATATACAGTTAATGATGCTTCAGTAGTAACTGGATTAGCAAAAAACTCAATCACAGAGAAAAAGCAGACGATTGGCAAGCGGTTATTGAAAAAATACAATCAAGAGTTTCCATTTGGTGAAAAGTCACATTTGCAACGTTTCAAAGAGCGACAAATTGAATTATTTACTCCATTTATTGATTTGGTTTATTGTGACGAAGAGATGATTGATGAGCAAAATAGGATGATATCAAATTGGATTATAGAGAATATGGACAAACCTATATTAAATGATTTAATTTATGACAACTTGCAAGGTGAAGACATTTTCAATCTAGTTAAAGGTTACAAGAATGAAGCGATTCCAGCACAAACAATTTATAAAATTGTTGAATTAGTGGAAAATCATTTAAATGGTTTGGAGTTAATGGATACATCAGTTGTTGCATTTTACAAGAAACCTGAAGAAGCTCTAGGTGGTTGGACGAAAGATAAGCATGAAGAGTATGCAAACTATAAGAAAGCTTTTATGTATCCAGATCTTTATCATTGGAATGAAGAAACTAAAACGCTAACTGAATTAGGAGAAAATCCTAATAAGAAAAAGAACTATAAGAAAAAACGTTTAACTCCAGGTGGAGTAGAGATTGATGTTAATAATGAAGAAGAAGAGAATGCCTTATTTTTTTAACATCTAATATCTAAAAAAGGGTAAAGTATCCCATTTTTTAGATTATGATACTTTTAATTATAGTACAACTTGAAGGGGTTGGTCAAGCATGAATTATGATCCATATGAAATATCAAAAGACACTAGGGAAATAGAGGATACAGCTCAATTTGAGTTAATCCTCTCTCATCCAATTTATATGCCAGTTGATGGTGATAGCAATTTTAATCGTTACAACCTGAGCGACGAAGAGAAAGATGCGGTTGCTTGGGTAGAAAAGCAAAACAATATTTTAGGCTTCTCAAAAATGTGGGAGCTTGTTAATAACCACATTGAATTAATACCTAATCAAATTGCTTATGTGTGGCATGGAATGATGAGTTTCAGTAAGCACTGTAAAAATGAAGATGTAGATATAAAAGAAATCATGTGGAGAACAATAGAAAACAGATTAGCAAGGACATGGAGAAGTAAGCTCATTGAATTTCACACTGAGATGAGATTAAAAGAGTTATATCCTTCAGCTAGAGTCATAAGCAGTCACATGATTGATTTGATTCTTGGAGTTGACATTGTAGTTGAAATTGGAGGACAACGCTTCTATTTACATTTATTGAAGAACAGCACTTACAGCAATGCATCAGCAAAAAATAAGAGTAAGCTTGGCTACTTAATTGAAGGATATAGAGACGGTCAGCCAGTAACAGCTACTTATAAGCGTGAGTTTGAGCATAGCAGCCATTTGTTTTTGAAGTTTGATATGGAAGAAACATTTACAACTAAAACGATTAATGGAAACGTCTTATTTAAAGATGATTATTTGAAAAGAACATTAGAAGAAGCAATAAGGGATAAACGTGGAGAAGTAATTGGAGAAAGTGGACAAATAAGCAAGTTTTATCATTGGCTGAAGTTGGTCAAGGATAGAAATCCTGACTTTGTTCTTTGACATTGGGATAGAAAAACAAAACAAATTAAAAGGAGAAATGAACATGAAGAAAAAACTAGAAAAGTTAGAAACAAAGATTGAACAATTAGAGGCTGAAATTAAGCGGTTGAATAACCATATGGAACGAGAAATTGCATTCAGAATAGCATCAAGAAGCATAGAAGATGCCATTTTACAAAATGAGAAAATAGGGTTTGGAAAATGAGCTATAAAATGAATTTGCATCAGCCAATTATGAGCGAAGAGATGAAGAAAGAGTTATTTAGTGAGGATAGTTTGAGGAAGTTGGTAAATGGATTGAAAAACAACAAAGAGGAGAATGAGAAAATGACGGAAATAGACAAATATACAGCATCTGCAATTGTGCCAGTTGAGATTGATGTAAATGGGACAAAGATTAAAACGAGAGGAACAATCTACATGGAAGACATGAAAGAATTTTATGAGTACATGAAGGAGCTTGAAGTGGAAGATGCTAAGCCAGATTTGAAGTCTTATCGTTTGAAGATGACTCAAAATGATGAGGATTTATTGAAACTTGAATGGCGATCATATGACTTTAGTGAAGGCAGACGAGGATTCAAGCTTGATGAAGGTATAGTGTTTATTACTTTGAATAAGGATGAACATTTTAAGGGAATAGCTTCAGGTGAGCATTTGGCATTAGTGGAGAATGATAAGTTGCTGAAACACGTGCGAGAGATGACGCAGGTATTTATCGGTAATGGATATGATGAGCATGATGAGATGGAAATTGTGAAGAAGGTTGTTTGTTGAGTGGTGGATTTAAATATCACCAAAGTTTCTGAAATCTTGTTGAATCGTGCATACATTTTCACCTGTTCATATGAAACAGCTTGGACACAATGGATGGATGAAGATGAAAAAGAACAATTTACCTTTAATGAGGTAATGAGGGAATTAGGAATGTGAAGTAGTCCAAGTGTACAAGTTTAATTTCTGAATATTCTTAATGACATGTAAAAAGCTTCCTGCTATTCTATGATTAGAATGGAGGTGCTTTATGAAACAGTTTGAATTGAAGATGGCTGATATGAAAGTTCCAAAAGTTGATATGTCTTTTTTGGATGAAAGCTTTGAGAAACTTGATCGGGAGATGGAAGAATCACGAAGAGAAGAAAATGAATTAAAAGAAATTGAAAAACAACTAGAGATGAAACATAGGGGAAATGTAGAAAAGCTATTATCTGAAATTGTTGACAATACATCAAGCATTAATTTAATGGTGGAAATTTTACAATCTAATAATGTAATACAAACAGAAGTATTGTCTCTTATGCAAGAAATACTCACGATTGGTACAGCTACAAATAAGGAAGAAGCAGAAAGTAAATATAAGAAAGTAATGAAACAGATTACTGAAAAAGTTGGAGACGTTGAGACTGCTGAAAAATTATTAACAATGAGTAAAGCGGTTTACCATGCTGGATTGGCTTATTATAAAATAAAAAATGGTGGTTAAAATTCCTGTTTTCAATTCTAGGGTTAAGAATATTGGAGGTTGATGGAGTGAATAGCAATATTGATGAAATATGGATAGCGTTAGATAACAAATTAACTAAGTACACATCAGATGTATCAATTTATAGCCCAAAAAACCATTCTAATATTAAAAAAACGTTTGAAATTAATAAATACCATAAAACGGACTCACAAAAATTAATGTATAGTGAATTAGCTAATGATAAAACTGATGAAGAGCATTTAAAAACTCAGATTAAATTTGAAAATGTCGAAAGACCTTTTGAAACTGAAAATATCGGTAGCATAGATTGTAGTAAAAGCAAAGTGATAAATGTTCTCTTAACACTAGGAGAGACAAAAGAGAGATGTGAATTAACTTCAATTGAGGATGTAGATAGTTTTCATAGTATGTTAACAGAAAAAATCTCTCCTTATAAAGAAAATTAAACGACCAAGTCACATTCAAGCGAGTGTGATTTTTTTGTCTAATACTTTGAAATCATCTATGATGAATTTAAAAGATGGAGGATTAGAGATGAGTTTAATAAGTTTAATTGCAACTGAAAACTTTATTTCATTTATGAGTGATGGAAGGGCAATAGATACCGAGAAGAATGAGATTGACACGGAAAATTATAAAAAAATCACTAAAGTAAACGACAAGATTATTATCGGAATTGCAGGTAATAAAGGGACTTCACAATTATTAAATGAAATTCTACATCGCTATGATCAACAAAACGCAAGAAGTTTTGCTAATTCAATGTTCAATGAATTGATTAAAAATGCAAATGAAAAGATTACAGTATCAATGCATATTTTAATAGGCGGTTTAGATGAACAAGGTAAAATTTTTTATACAGGATTTAGTAACGACTCAACTGAGTTAATTGAGATAAATCCAACTAATGGTGTTATTAGTCATGGATGTAATGAATCCTCATCAGATTTAGAGATATCTAATTTTAGTAGGTTTAAGCAATTAATAGAAAAAAATAAATATCAAGTTTCCAAAAATATTAAAGGTGCTAAGGTAATACAAGAAAAACTGAATGCTCAGGTTAGCATGTTTGATAACTCAGTTAATAATAAGTTATTCCATGAGTACATTAAAAGAAAATAAATGAATGTTGAAGTCGTGGCTAAATGTGCATGGCTTTTTATTATGCCATCTAATGCTGCCTACTAATGCAATGGACAAATAATGATACATATTAAAAAGTTGAATGATTTTACTTTCTATATAGAATTTAGACTTGTTCAACTAAGTAAAGGAGTTGACTAAATAAGTGGATGAAACGTCTAAGAATGGAAACGATACCCTAGCGAGACAGTTGGGATTGAATGATAGACAAGCACACTTTGCTGAGTTGTATATACAGAGTGGGGAGCTTGGAAAATCCTATGCTATTGCATATGAAAAAGATAATCAGAGTGCAGCAAGTGTAGGAGCAAGTAAGATGATGAAGAAAGAAAAAGTGGTTAAATATTTAGCTGAGAGAAAAAAGCAGATACATTCTAATAAACGCATAGCTACAGAAGAGGACATATTAATATTCTGGACTGCTACTATGACTGATCCAAATGGAAAGACAGTAGATAGAATTAAAGCATCTGAGTTATTAGGTAAGAATAAAGGAATGCTAACTGACAATATTAAAATTGCACACTCTCACGACTTTGAGATTAATCTGTTAGGTATGAATGGGATTGAGCAAATAGGCAGCAACATAATCAATCAGAAAGATCCATTGTTATCTTATGAAGATGAAACGATTGATGGGGAATATGAAGATATAAATGATGATGAATAATTAGCGATTTTCTACTACCTATTGACAAATGGTAAATAAAAGGGAATGAATAAACATACAGTTGTAGCTTCCCATAAGATTACTTATGTCAACTTGATTGTCTCAGAAGCGTTGATATGACTGACTTCAAGAACTATCATTAACTTGGAGTATTCATTTTTTATACACCGTTGATTTAACAACGTTTTGAAGAGTCAGCTATATCAAGCTTTCTTAAATTGTTGCATAAAAACATGGTCTTTTATTCATGTAAGTAATACTAAGTAATGGAATATAATAACAATAATTGAGTGAGCCATTTCATTTTGAGATGGTTCATTTTTCTGTACATAATTCTATTCATCAATCAAAAGGAGAGTGTTCACATTGGCAGGTAAATCACAAACTAAACTAACTGAGTCAGATGTGATACAAATTAAGACTCTTATAGAAGAAGGCAATGTAAAGATAAATGATATTGCTGAATTGTTCAATGTGAAACCTGCAACTGTTTCTGCAATTAAATCAGGTAGGATTTGGAGTCATGTTCAACGCATTGATACTAACTCTAATCCTTCTGGAATGATTGTATATAAGCTAACTAATCCAAATGGTAAATGTTATGTAGCTTCAACTATCCTTCCTATAGATGTGAGAATGTATCACCATGACATGATGAATGATTGGAGGTATAATCATCTTCCTTTGTATGTAGACATTGCTGAGAGTGGATTAGATTCATTTACAATTGAGATCATAGACAGAGCTAATACAGTTAGGGAATTAACATTGAAAGAAACATATTGGATTCAATTCAATGATGCTATTGCCAGTGGTTATAATACTCATCTACCTATTCATATTACATCGCTGAAGACGCTTAAACGATTGATTGGATTAGAAGTTAAGAAGTATGAGGACAAGCAAGCAGCATTGAATTACAAGCCACAGAACAATGAGAATATGAGTAGAGGTACTACCCATCATAATTCAAAACTGTCTGAAGATGATGTGATACAAATTAAACTCCTACTCAAAGAAGGAGTGGTTACTGGACGTGATATTGCTAAACAGTTTGAAGTAGCTACCTCAGCTATATCTAAGATTAAATCAGGAAAGGCATGGGCACATGTAACCATCTAAAGGTTTAATTATTAGGAATATATGTAGAATTATCTAGCTATTTTAAGTTATCTGAAATATCCTTAAATTAGTTGTTGCCATATATTTCTTGTCATGGTATTGTGTTCATTAGAAGTATTACATGTTTGTGTTACATGTAAATAATACTAATTAACTAAAATCAGAATGGGGAATGTACAAATGTCAGCAACTCAATCAGCAGCAATCAATGAAGAAACAAAAGCAATTACTACACACGGTATTATGAAAGTGGAAATTGCCATTGCAGGAATGAGCATTGAGGAGTTCACTACTAAGTTTAATGAGATCATGAATCGTGAGTTAAACATCTCAATGGTTAATCATAATGATGAATCAGTTAAGCTTCAGACATTTGGCTATTCGTTTGAGAAACTTGAGACATTTGAAGACGGTGTATTTTAACATTTAGCAACAATGAACCACCAATACAAATCAATTAGGGGGAATGAAGATTGTTTACCAAATTAAAGGATGCACAGAAAGCTCACAATGAAAAAGCGGCTGACAAGATGAACGCTCATAGTGAGAAGCAAGCTAACAAAGCATATGAGAAATATAAATCAAAAGTTGAAGATTTGTTGTTACCTGATGAAGAATTACTTAACATTTATGGATTAGCATTTGAGTTCTGTTTCATTACTAATGAGCGTTTAGTATTTAATCATGCGGTGCTAAGTAAGAAGAAGGTAACATCAGTATTCCTTAAACATATCCAAGAAATCAGCATGGATAGTGGATTGTTGTTTGGTGAAGTGGAGGTTGCTACATCGAGAGAGAATTACAAGATTGATTTAATCGACAAAGGAGTTTGCAAGATGTTCTATACTGATTTGCTTCTTGCAATGAGAAACATCTAATGAAAATTTATGTGATTCATGAATACATGTTTGAGGATGATGAATTTTACAATATGGGCGGCATCTTCACTGAATTAGAATTAGCTAAGTCTGTTCAGCAAGCCTCATATATTGAAATGGTCATTATTAGGGAAATGGTATTGCTGGATAATCAGTTTGTTTGTACTGGATTCAGTCATATGAAAGAAATCCAGATTAATGAGTATTACAATGATATTAGAACATGGTCTGATTGGGTTGAAACGTTTATCTTGCAGTGAACTATGAAACTAAAGCTAGAGCCTTCAATTATTTGAGGGTTCTTTTTTATGTTCATTTAGCATCTAACAATCAACATATTAGTTTGTCCAAACAATAGCACATAGAACAATTAAGACACTTACAACTCAGTAGGTGTCTTTTTTCTATGTGCAAATTCAAATAGCAAAGGAGATAAAAGAATAACAATGGCAGTAATAAAACTTAATATTGACCGTTCATTTTTCAATGAAAAGTATATTCCATATATCAGCTCAAACTATAGATACAATGTTTTCTATGGTGGTTCATCATCAGGTAAATCATTTTTTGTAGCTACTAAAATAGTATTGGATTTATTACAACATAAGAAGAAGCTTCTAGTAGTTAGACAAACATTTTCATCAGTTAAAGAATCAGTATTCACTGAAATAGTATCAGCATTAGAACGCATGGAAGTATTAGATTTAGTTAAGATTTCAAAGACGACTTTAAAGATTACATTTCCAAACAATTCTGAAATAATTTTCAAAGGGGCTGATGATGAATCAAAACTGCTTTCAATTTCTGGAATAGATACTTGTTGGATTGAAGAAGCCTCTGAGCTAACAAAGGAATTATTTAATCAACTTGAGTTGCGACTTAGAGGGCAAGGACATAAGAAACAATTCTACTTAACATTTAATCCAATCAGCTCTCTTCATTGGTTAAAATCTGAGTTCTTTGATATGCCTAAGAATGACTCAGTTGTTTGTCACTCTACCTATTTAGATAACGCTCATTTAGATGCAGAAACAATTGCAACTCTTGAAGATATGAAGATAAGAAATCCACAAAAGTATGAGGTCTATGCATTAGGTAAATGGGGATCAACTGGAAAGAAAGTATTTACTAATTATAAAGTTGAAGAGTTTGAAGTGAATGAAATTGTTAAATCTAATCATCTAATTAAATCAGCATTTGGGATGGACTTTGGATATGTGGCAGATGCTTCTACTCTAATTTGTTCCCTAGTTGATTTAGAAAATAGAAAGCTTTATGTATTTGATGAAATGTATGAGCATGGATTACTCAATAATGAATTAGCTGAAAGAATAATTGAAATGGGCTATTCAAAAGAAAAAATTGTAGCAGACTCAGCAGAACAGAAATCAATTGCCGAGATTAAATCATATGGAGTTCCTAGAATCAAAGCAGCTAAAAAAGGTGCTGGTTCAATCATGTCAGGTATTCAGTTCATACAGCAGTTTGATGTTATTATTCATCCTACATGTAAACATACAATTGACGAGTTTGAAAACTATAGCTTTAAGAAAGATAAGACAACAGGGCAATACTTAAATGCTCCAGTAGATAACTACAATCACTGTATTGATCCAATTAGATACAGTCTAGAAGAACATAAGCATGACAAAAAGGTTAAAGTTCTAAATTTGGGTAAATTAGGATTATAGTCTGTTCTTATTTCATTATAATGGTAAAATAATAAAGAGAAATTACTTTATTATAATAATTTACTAGGTAATGGAGGAAAAGAAATAAATTGATAAAAAAGTGGTTCAAGAAAAAAGAAAATAAGTGGATATTTTTTGGTGTATTTATTGGTGCTTTTGCAATCTCAAGTCCATTTATAATTATGGCTATCTCGAAGCAAAAGTTTAATCTGTCAAGTTTTCAAAATTTAGGAGTAGTAGGAGATTTTTTTGGTGGTTCAACGGTGGGGTTGCTTAGTCTAGCCAGTATGCTATTTGTTATAGCAGCTATTGTAATGCAAAAAGATGAATTAAGTATGCAAAGAGAAGAGTTACAACTAACAAGAGATGAACTGAAGAAGACCCGAGAAGAACATGAATTAAGTAATAAAACACTGAGACTACAACAATTTGAATCCACATTCTTTAATATGATAAATATGCATAATAGTCTTTTGAATGACATGAAATTAGGTGATGCAAAAGGACGGGAAGTAATTAATCAACACTATGAAAATATTAATGAATTATTTTCAACTGTTTATTTAAATAAAGCATTTAAAGATTTTTTGATGTCTAATTTTGATAATAATGACTTCTTAGTAAATGCATATTATAATTTCAGAAGAAATTTATTGACGTTAAGTGATATTTCCATGGAAGACATTTCGGAAGATGTACATGCTTTTGATGAAGAACAAATTAAAATTAATATTAGTGCATATATAAAACAACATAGATATGGTTTATTGAAGTTTCCTGTAGATATAGATACTATGGTAGATTATAAAAAACTTTTTTTCAAAACTGAAATAGCGATATTCTTCAGCGAGAAATATTTTGACGACAGTAATTTCTCTTATCAGAAACTAGCTTATTATGAAGCTTTAAAGAATGATAAATATCCATTATCACATTATATTAAAAGTATCAAAACAATAATTTCCTTAGTGAATGATAATGAACTTTCTATGAATGCTTTTAATCAACGTGAAAAAGAAAAGTATTTAAATATATTCTTTTCTCAATTTTCAATTCATGAAATAACACTTATAGAATATTACATCATTCTTGGTGAGGATCAAGAATTGAAAAAATATTTCGATGATTATGGGATTCTTGGATCAAAAGACATTCTAGATAAATGCATAATTTTAACAAGTAAATGGTAATCAAAAACACTTCAGCCTTCAATTGCTGAGGTGTTTTTTGTTGTTCAATTTTAAATAAAAAAAATCACAGGAGGCAAAAGCCTAAATGGAAAAATACAAAGTATCAACAATTGACGATTTATCACCAGAGTTAATTAACTCACTAATAGAAAGATTCAAACTGAAAGAATTAAAACGTCTTCAACGACTTCAGGAGTATTACAACGCTAATACAGACATTAAGCAACGCACGATGAGTGATGAGAGTAAGCCAAACAATATGATTTCTACTAGCTATCCTCAGTACTTAACTAATACAATTAACGCTTTCTTCTTAGGTAAGCCAGTCAGTTACATTTCATCTGTTGATGAGCTTATGGATCGTGTTCAACCTATCCTTGATGACAACCATGAGCAAACATTAAACTCACGCATAGGTAAATCAATCAGTATCACAGGAGTAGGATATGAACTAGCTTATGTTGATGAGCAGACACAATTAAAATTTGTCTATCTTGATCCCACAGAAGCATTCATGATTTATGACAATACAATTCAATCTAATCCAATCGCAGCTGTTAGATTTTTTGAAGTTGAGGATTATTTAACTAATGAAAATCAGCTTTTTGTTGAGCTATACACTAAAGATTATGTTCAATCATTCAAACAAGATAAAGAAGGACTCGTTAAAGTAGCTGAGCCACAAGTCCACTACCTAAAAGAAGTACCTGTAAATGTTTATTTCAATAACGATGAAGCAACAGGCGATTATGAAAAAGTCATTGATTTAATTAATGCTTATGAGCTATCCATTTCAGATCAAGCTAATTCATATGCTTATTTTTCAGATGCTTATTTAATGGTGACTGGAGCAGAATTGGATGAAACTGATTTTGACAATCTTAAAGAGCAACGCTTGATGGTACTTCCTCAAGGGGCTTCAGCAGATTTCTTAGTTAAGCAAACAGATTATTTATCTATGAGAGAGTACCAAGAACGTTTAAAGAATGATATCCATGCCTTATCATTTACTCCAGACTTACAATCAGAAACGTTTGGTAATGCTTCAGGCGAGTCATTGAAATATAAACTTTTCGGCTTAGAGTCATATGTATCAATTAAAGAAGCGATGATGAGACATTCATTAGAAAACCGTTTAAAGATTATTGTCAACTACTTGAATATCAAAGGCGGTTCATTCAATTCTTCAGAAATCACAATGAATTTCACTAGAAATCTTCCACCACATTTAGAAAGCATTGCAGCTTTAATTAAACAATTAGATGGAATTGTATCACGTTCAACTCTACTTCAATTGTTACCATTCATTCAGGATGTGAACTTTGAGAAGGAACTTTTGGAGATGGAAAAGCAGGGAATTGAATACACAAATTTTAGTGAATAAAGAAGCGGGAAATGAGAGCGAGGTGAGAAAATGGCAACTGGAAAATATGAAGGCTTAAATGGTTCTGACTACTGGATTAAACGTAGCCAAGAAATTCAAGACGAGAAATACAAGGATATTAAGAAGGTTGAGAAGTCTTTAGCTAAAGAGTACAGAAAAGCATTAGATGATGTACAAGCTTCCTTGTCTCTTTTCTATACAAAATATGCAGAAGAAAACAGTGTGAGCTATTCAGAAGCAATGAAACATATGGATGCTTATGACATTTCAAATTATGGTGTAAGAATGAATTTGTTAAAGCGACAAGCAGCATTAACTAAAAATCCATTTGTTATTGCTGAGATGGAAAAACTATTTCAAGTTGGAAGAGTGGCACGTTTTAATGCTCTAATGGCTGAGATTGATGCTCAACTAATCTTACTAGGACACAAACAACAAATTGAAATGGAAGAGTGGTTAGGAGAAACATATGAATCTGTTTACTATCAGACTGCTTTTATTATACAAACGGGGACAGGTGTGGGCTTTGCGATGGCTCAAATCAATCCTACAGCAGTTCATGAAGCATTAACATTTCCTTGGAGTGGAGATCAATTCAGTGAACGCATTTGGAGCAATAGAACAAAGCTTGTTAATGAGATGAGACAGATAATTACTCAAAGTATAATCCAAGGCTTATCTGTACAAAAGGCAGCTCGACAACTTAAAGAGAAAATGGATTCATCTTATAAAAACGCTTTAAGATTAGTGAATACTGAAACAGCTCATGTCATAACTTCAGCCACTGCTAAGGGTTATGAAAAGGCGAACATTTCTTTATATATATATGTAGGTACATTAGATAACAAAACTTCTAAAATATGTCAATCATTAGACAATAAAGTATTCAATCTAAAAGATAAACAGGTAGGGGTTAATTGTCCTCCAATGCATCCTAATTGTAGATCAGCTATTGCTCCTTACTTCTCTGATGAAGAACAAGGTGAAAGACGTTCTAAGGTTGATGGTGAATCAGTCATTGTTGAAAACATGAATTATGAAGAATGGGCAAAGAGATATTTAAAATGAATAATCCTGTTGTTGTGGCTAACCCTTCAAGCCACAACCACACTCATACATTAAATTGAGATGCCTTTTAGGTGTCTCTTTTTTTATGTATTAACAACAACTAAAAACTATGAACAGTTAGGGGCATTAGCAACTAATTGGGCAAAAGGAGAATGAACAATATGGAAGAAAACAAACAGCACGAGCTAGAGCAAGAAGAAAACAAACAAGAGGAAAAGAATGAAGTCAAAACGTTCTCTAAAGAAGAAGTTGATAAGATGCTTCAAGTTGAATCAGATAAGCGTGTCACTCAAGCATTAGAGAAATCTAAAGCTAAGTGGGAAGAAGAGTATAAGACCAAATTAGAATCAGAAAAGTCTGAAGCAGAAAAATTGGCAGCTATGACTTCTGAAGAACGCTTTAAAAGTGAACTTGAAAAAGAACGTCAACAATTTTTAGAGGAACGCAAACAATTCAATCGTGAACGCTTGGAGAATCAAGCAATCAAAGAATTAGCTTCTTCAAATTTACCTGTTGAGTTTTCAAATTATGTAATGGCTGAAACGGCTGAAAATGTTTCTAACAATATAAAATCATTCAAAACTGAATGGGAAAACGCACTTGCTAAAGCGGTAGAGGACAAATTAAAAGGTTCTACACCCTCATCAAGTAATAAAAAACAAACTGTACTTAATGTTACTAAAGAAGATTTTAAGAAGATGAATTATCATCAAAAACTTGAAATCCAAAAATCAGATCCTGAGCTTTATCAACAATTACGTGGATAAAGCACACATAAAACTTAAAAATAGAATGGAGACATATTAAAATGGCACAAACTAAATTAACAAACTTAATCAACGCAGAGGTGTTTGCTGATGCAGTATCAGCTAAACTAGGAGATGCAATCAAGCTTTATCAAATGGCATTCGTGCAAAACTTTGAAGGTGAGCAATCAGGTTCAATCAATGTTCCTAAGTATGCTTACATCGGAGACGCAGAATTATTAGCTGAAGGAATGCCTGTAGATCCTACTTTACTTTCTCAAACAGCAGATGTTTTAACAGTTGGTAAAGTAGCTAAAGCGGTTCAAATTACAGACGAAGCAGCTAAAGGTTCTTTTGGTAATCCTATTGGACAAGCTGAAGAGCAACTAACTAAATCAATCGCTAACGGGATTGAAAAAGAAATGTTTGAATCTCTTGCAGATGCAACATTATCTTATGTGGGCGGTCAAACAGCATTAAATGGCTCAGCTGTATTTGAAGCTCTTAATCTTTTTGGTGAGGATCAGGATGGAGTTAAATTCCTTATTGTTCATCCTACTCAATTAGCTAACTTGAAACAAGATCCAAACTATGTAAATGGTCAATTCATTGACATGGATGTAGTTTCTTCTAATCGTGTTCCTGTAAAATCTGCATATATCATGAAACCTGAAGCAGTAGGTCTTTACTTGTCTAAAGATGTAGACGTTGAAACAGCTCGTGATACATTAGCATTTCAAACTGTAATCAGTGCATCATCTCATTTTGCTACTCATTTACGTGACGCATCAAAAGTAGTAAAAATTACTTTAGTTTAATATTAAGTAATACTGAACAGTAACAAATAATATAAAAATAAATTTGGCGGTTCATTCATATATGGATGACTGCCTTTTTTTTTGATAAAGAAAGTAGGTGGCTACATGTTAATTCACTATACTTTGAAACGTCTCCAAGAGGAGAAAGAAGCAAAGTTAAAAGAAGAACAGAAGAAAAAGAAACAACAGGAAAAGAAAGCCATTGAAGAAAAACCTGTTGAAAAAACTCAAAACACTCGTCAAAGAAAAACTAAGGTTTAGGAGGCGTTTATATGTTAAATAGAATTAAACGCATTCTTGGATTAGATTTTTCATCAAGCGATGAAGGTTCATTTATTTTAAATGAATTTATAGATATGTATACTCAAGCAATCCTTCTAGAAATAAATGAAATTGCTATTCCTACTTCTCTTGAGTTTATTCTTGTTGAAATTGTTTGTGCTAGATGGAACAAACGCGGACAAGAAGGATTAAAATCAGAGTCGATTGATGTAGTTTCACAGACTTTTCATGATGAATTACTTGAACCATATAGAGTTTATTTAGAGAAATACAAAATGAATAAGACTCAAAGCAATAGGGTGAAATTCCTATGATGTTTGATTCAATTTTTCAATTTGTTGATTCAGAAAAATTAGATGATGGAATGGGCGGATATACAGAAACGGAAATATTTGGGACTCCTTTTAGTTGTCACAAAACTCCTGTCAAAGTAGAAACGCTTCTCAAAGAATATGGTTTAGTGTCTTCTAAGGCATTTAAATTAATTACTAAAGAGTCAATCAATCCTAATGAATCACTGAAGCTTCTGGATATTAACACAAATGACAAATATAAAATAATTGATGTTCTTGATTATCAGGAATCTATTTATACCATTTTCCTAATTGGAGTGATATAAATGTCTGAAATTAAAGGGCTTGAAGAATTCATCAAATGGGCTGATTCAATTGCTGATGAAGTCGAGCAAGAAGCGATAGCATTAGTAAAGAAAACAGCATTCCAAACTGAAGCAGATGCTAAAAAACTCACTCCTGTAGATACTGGAACGCTTAGACGTTCTATAAATACTAAGATTGAGCCTGATGGTTTGAGTGCAGAAGTCGGAACAAATGTTGAATACAATTTCATAGTTGAGTATGGAACATCTAAACAAACAGCACAGCCTTATATGAACCCAGCCTTTGTCAAAAACAAAGAGAAGTTCATACAAGGCATGGAAAAGATTATGAAGAAAGTGGGTGATTAGAATGGCTATTCCAACAGTAGAGCTACAAAAAGCAATCCATAACGGATTGAAAACCAACTATAACGTGTTTGAGTCTAAGCCAGTTAATCAACCATTTCCTTATATTCTGATTGGTGAAGATGTTACCACTACCAACAATAAAACTAAAGATTATAAACGAACAAAACATAATATTACAGTTCATACTTTTTCTAAAGGCACAACAAGCCTTGAGTCAAAGACAATGAATCATTTTGTAAAGGAATTTATTGAAACAGGATTTGAAGTTGTTAGCTTCAGTCTTGATTTAGTTTCTCTAGAAATGATGATGACACTCAAAGAAGAAGGTACTGATGGAAATGTCTATCATGGCATCTTAGAATTTGAGATAAATCTAACAAAAAAATTAAATTAAAGGCGGTATATATATGACAGTACTTAAAGGATTAGACATTGCTTTATATGTCAACACAGAAATTGATGAGTTTGCTCCTGAGCCAGTTTGGTCAATGGTCGGTGGACAACGTGGGGCATCTTTAGAGCGTGAAACTGAACTTGTTTCAATCAATCATAAAGGTGGAGATGGAACAACAGATTACTTCGCAACAACTTCAGACTGGAGTGTAGAGTGTGATGGGATTTTGTTCCTTGATGATGTAGCCTATGAATTTTTAGAAGAAGCTTATGAAGCTAAAATTAAAATTATGGTTGAATTACGTAGAGGAGACAAAAAGTATGAAGGTTTAGCATTAATCACATCTCTTCCTATTGAAGGTGCATATGATTCTGAAGCTTCTTATACTGTTTCTTTACAAGGATGCGGCAAGTTAGAAACATCAAATCTATTTGTGGGATAAAAATTAATTAAGCAATAGATGGATGCCTTGTGTATTCACTATTGCTTTTTTATTTGATTCATTATTAAAAATTACTTATTTAAAAGGAGAAATATCATAGATGAAAATTGTACCGTTTACAGCAGA